AGAATCAGCCACGGCGCGTAGCTTCTCAATAAAGATATCCAGCTCTTCGCGGCTCTGGAACTCTTGTGTGTAAAAACTGTCTTCGTCGTTGGACAGAAAGACCTTTCCGTCTTTAGCCCAAGGTGTGTGGGGCGTAACGCAGTACCATTTTGTGGTCATGGTCTCCAGGGGATCGTGGCCAGGGGCAGGAGGTGCAAACTCGCTGCCCCACCACTATACGGCTTCAGGGGCGGTAGGGAGTAGGACTACTTGCTCTAGCAAGCCATCAGCACGCAAGGAACGCAGTAGCTGCCATCATCATAGGTGCAGGTGACGTGATTGGAAGTCACCTTGGCAATGGTCTTGCTGCGGATGATGTCGTCGTCTTGGGGTTTGGCAGTGCCATCACCTGCGGACATTAGTAGTTGACCGCGATGCACCGGAATCCCTGCTGAGATGCGAATGATGAAGTCACCCGTCATTGCGCAGTAGAAGTCGTCGGTGTAGGTGTCGTCATCATCGTCCCATCCTTGGAATACTCCAGAGACGTTCTTGTCGCCTTCAACGTCGCTCACTTTCATGCGGTTGAGCTGTTCGTTGTCCTCTTCGCCCCATTCACACATCTCGTCGATGTTGCTCAGCACGGTGCCGCGCAGGATTTCGGCGCGTTCTGCACCGCCAGGAAGTTGAGACCAGCGGGAAAGGTGAGCACCGTTGTAAGAAACGGTTGTGCCAGAAACGGAGATGGTGCCTTCTATTGTATTGTCTTGAGCAAATTCAAGAAGAACGCCATCATCTGTAAGGCGGTTAATATAGCCAGGGGGACCTGAACCACGGACGGCTGAAAAATACTGAGTTGCTCGCCAAGCAAAGCCAGGGGTAGTGTCATCTGTAGTAGTTTTTCCTAAAAGAATGGCACCGCCATTCGTAATCCTCATCCGCTCCGTCGGGCTGCTCGCTCCGTCGGCAGTAGTGGAGAACACTAATCTGCCTGGCATGTCGTTAGCGCCAGGGGTGCCGTCTACTTGGCATTGAATCACCGCAGCTTGCTTAAATCCTGTTCCATCGTTTCCTTCAATGGAAATATCCATCAATAAATCGTTATTACTGACGATGGTATTGCCACCGACAGAAGCATTTCTGCTCTTTTGAAAAACCAGGCCCGCGCCAGAAGTTGAATCAACAAAAGTAGCAAAATGTCCGACGCCATACGAACCGGCTACCTGCAACTTTGCCAAATTGGACCAGTAGGGGCCGCTAAGCGCACTAGACGTACCAACTAAGAGCCTGCCGCTGGAGTCGATGCGGGCGCGTTCGGTGCCGTTACCAGTTCTAAATACCTGGAGATCCGCATCGTAAAAATTACTAGAGCCTGCATTAAAGCCAACTAAGATTCCCCCAAGATTTGTTCCGCTGTTGACTTGCAGAACACTGTTAGGGCTCGTAGTGCCAATCCCTACGTTGCCTGCGGAGTTGATTACCAACAAAGGTGTTGTGAACGTTGTCCCCCCTACAGCGGTAGATGGCGTGATCTCAAGTGCATTATCTACATTTTGTTGAGCGCCTATTTTCCAGTTATATTTTGTGCCTGTTCCATAAAAGATAGCCGCACCAGTATCGCCAGCATCATTTGATCCAATACTTACAACTGTTGCGCCGCCAGCAACGTGTAACTTTGAGCCAGGCGAACTAGTCCCCACGCCTACGAGCCCTGTCGAAGTGATGCGCAGGCGTTCAGCACCACCAGCCTGCAGCCCAAGATGCCCGGTATTCCTTTGGGTTTCTAATCCTGCTTGAGCTGTACTGTCATTAAGATAAACACCTGCGTAGCCATTAGCATTGGGATTATTGACCTGAATAACAGGATATGCGCCACCCGCGCTACTAGCAGAATCCTGCCTGACCTCAAACAGCCAAAGAGATGGAGCACTATTTACACCAACCCGCCCACTCGCATCCACAAACAACCTGCCAGTGCCATTAGTGCTGATGGCTACTTGGTCTGCGCCGGGGGAGTACAGGCCGGTGTTGGGGTCAGAAACAAAACTAATCGATGGATTTGCTGCAGTACCTAACGCAAATACACCCGATGTAATAGTATGCGTACCACCGCTGATATTGGTGAAGTTACCGCTAGTAAAGTTTGCAGTGGTACCAGTGACGGTAACACCTGAAATTTGAGTACTAAAAACACCGGATACAAAATTAGCGGTTGTGCCAGATGTCGTTGTTCCTGTTAATGAGGTAAAGCTACCGGTCGTATAAGTTGCTGTTGTTCCCTGAAGAGTAGTACCCGTTAACGAAACAAACGTTCCGCTGGTAAACTGAGCGGTTGTTCCAGTGACGGTAACACCCGAAATTGCTTGGCCTCGTAAGATGTCCCCAGAGATGGTACCTGTTGCTGTTACGTTTCCTGTAAAGGTAGGATTCTCAACTAAACCAGAAACCGAAACGCTCTTATCAACACCACCATCAGTAAAGGTGATTGTATCAACCTTAATTGTGCCGTACGCCATTTTGTTGTCTCTTTTTGTTTATTTTAGCCGAGAAAATTAAGGCAAGATTACCAGTGGACCTTGGATAATAAATCCGCTTGTGCCGCCAGAAACAACACCAGAACACACAATGGCAGGTGTTGCGCCAGAAGGAGTTGTGACCGCAAGTGTACTGCCAGTAATCGATGTGAATGTACCGGTATCACCTGTGACTAAAGCCCCTGAAACACGTGTTGTAAAAACACCGGAGGTAAAGGTGGCTGAAACACCTGTCGTCGTTGTTCCAGTTAAAGAAACAAATGTTCCAGTTGTTGCTTGTACAGTTGTTCCTGTAATTGTTGTGCCACTTAATGTGCCAGTGACTTGAACACCTGAGGTAAACGTACTGGAACCAAGGACGCTAAAGTTGCCAGAAACAACAGTGTTTGTAAAGGCAAGGTTAGCAGCGGCAAGGGTTTGGAAAACGCCTGTCGTCGCATTAATTGTCGTACCCGTATAAGTAGAACCACTAAGCGCTGTATAAACACCTGACGTCCCCTGGATCGTATTGCCAGTGATTGTTGCGCCAGAAATACTTGTTGTGAATACGCCCGCAATGCCGGTTAAGTTTGTAAAACTGCCTGCATTACCTGTAATTGAAGCTCCGGACAAAGAGGTCGTAAATACACCGGTAACACCAGTGATTGAAGTAAAAGCTGCCGTCGTGCCTGTTACTGTGGCTCCACTTAAAGAAGTTGTAAATGTACCGCTTACTCCATTGACAATGCTGAACAGTCCCGATGTGCCCGTAATTGTTAGGCCTGAAACGCGACTACTAAAAACACCAGATACCCCGGAAACAAATGTTGCGTTAACAGTGTTTCCAGTGACCGTTGCACCTGAAAGATTAGTAAATGTACCGGAGCCACCGGTGATTGTCGTGTAACTACCAGTGTTTCCTGTGATTAACGCACCAGATAAGACCTGCGTAAAGACACCTGAAATACCACTGACACTACCAAAAGCTCCCGTATTACCTGTAACGGTTGCACCAGAGACCCTGGTTGTAAAAGTACCCGAAACTCCAGTTATGTTTGAAAAAAGACCAGTGTTTCCGGTAATGGTTGCGCCAGAAAGCTGGGTTGTATAGACTCCAGATACACCTGTTACGGTTGTAAATTGAGCTGTAGTGCCTGTAACGGTAGTCCCAGAGAGTGTCCCGGTGACTTGAACACCGTTGGAAAATTGAGATGCACCAGTAACGGTCAGTCCACTTGCAACGGAAAGATTTCCGCTGACATTAAGGATTGGCGTACCAAGGGCCTGAAAAGTTCCCGTTGTTGCAGCAACTGTTGTACCTGTGATTGTCGCACCACTAAGTGCGTTGAACGTACCACTGGTTGCAGAAACGGCATCGCCTGTAATTGTGGCACCGCTTAATGCTTGATACACACCACTGGTGAATAAAGCGGAGGTACCAGTGGATGTCGTGGTTGTTGCGGTTACTGCATTTACGTTTGTGCCTTGCAGATACGTACCGGTAACAGTGGTACCACTAATGGTTCCACTGACCGTTGCATCGTGCTGAACAACAACTCCACTAAAGGTACTGGCTCCAGACGCAGTGATTGTGTTGAAAGAACTAGAGCCTGATACCGATAGATTGCCATCAATAATTACGTTGCCAGTGATGGTTTCACCAGTGACACTTGCGTAGTACTGATCTAAGTATGAACGAAACTGCGTAAATGTAATTTTTTTGTTGCGCAGCGTTGGGTCCACCTCAAAAACGTGGACCAGGGTAAGTAGATCCTGATCGTCAATATCACCCCCGCTTATGGCAGGGAATTCGCTGATTCTACGATTGGCCACCTACTTTTACTGCGCAAGCCTTTGTTCTAATTATAGAGCGGCTTATTTAGCGCACCTTAATCTCAACACGGGGCAAAACATTGGATAATGAGTTCCAAGACCACTGAATTCCTGTTACAATTCCGCAAGAGAGCAGAAGCACCAACAGAACTTCAGCGACAGTCAAATTGCGACGTAAGTAAATCACTCTTGGTTGTTGCTGTTGCATTGCAGCCTGCTGAGCAATAGTTTGCTGAATCGCAAGCTCCCTGGCACGAGCCTTCATTTCAGCCAACTGCTCAGGCGTGATTTGATTCTCCAATTGTGGAGGCATTGACATCGGAGGTTGACTGACTGGAATTTGTTCTTCCATGGTCGCAAATTGTTTTCTCACAGATTAGCATCTAAACAAAGCGTGTGAAGGTATGCAGTACGGACTTCGTAAAAGTTTGGAAGACATTGCTTACGAACTGAAAGGAATTAAGAATATCCTTGGCTCTATGTGGCACTCTCGCTATTCAAATGGAGAGACAGACGTCTTGAGCCCCCAAGCTTTTGCCGATGAGTACATCTCGACAGAGGAATGCGGTAAACGTCTTGGTGTCTCTGATCAGACTATCCGAAATTGGATGTCGATTGGTCGGAAGCAACCTAGCAAGGGCTGGGTGGAGGGCATTCATTATGTCAATGTTTCTCCAGATCCCAAAAAGAAAGCGGTCTTGCGGATTCCCTGGAACCAATTGATTCAGTCTTTTGCCAAAAATCCTGAAGTCCTGACGGTCGACCTGAACCCTCAGCGCCAAGATCGTAAGCCAATGTACCAAAAGACATGGGAGCCGGCCGAGAATGGCGCACCGTTTTAAAGATATTGATATTGACGCAGTAACTCTTGAGAATCATGAGGAGCTGTTGCCTGAATCCTTGGTGAGACAGGTGGAGATGTTCTTGCCTCCCAGTGGCTCGTTTGATGACGGGTGCTTGCGTCGGTACTTAGAAAACTTAAGAAATTATGAAGAAGAGGACGCCAATTCTGGCATGACACTTGCCAATCGATTGCGTCTTGCTTTCTGTGATTTGCAAGCAGATACGATCTGCGGTAAATTCCCACAAGCAGAATTGCCTCTTAAGCGGAGGTTGCGTTGCGTCGCAGAGTATTTGATCCGTTCCGGAGAATTTGATAAGGTAAGGGATGACTTTGGCAAGCTCGTCAAAAAACGCGGCGTTCTTGGCAAGTTGGTGGTGATGTACCAGCCGACGCCAAAGCTCTTAGAATCACTGAATCGACAAGGGTTACTCGAGAAATGAACCGACGTGAAAAATTAATTGCTTCTGTGATCGGGCCAGAGCTAGACGAAACAAAAGCAAAGATGCTCGATGCCACGATGAAGTTGATTCTCGGGGATATGGGCGGATTGTACGTAAAGTTCTGGGAGTCAGAAGGTCCGGGAGTCATGTGCTTTCAGCCAGACTCGGATCGTACAATGTTCTATTTGACACTCAAAGAGCTTCACGCTGCTCAAGAACAGGAAGAGCGTGACAATAACGGTGATCTGGCCGAGACGTTCCGACGCATCTTGTCGGCAGCACAAAAGATTGATCCAACAGAAAAAGCTGGGTATCTCATTAACGATGCGGGTGGTATCCGTTTTCTTGAAATCGATTACAACAAAGTATCTGATCAATGAGCAACGAAGGTCTTCAACGCACATCCAACCGCCGAGAGGGCATTGAGCTGATCACAAGCTCAGACCTAATCATTGCTGCAAATGAGTTGATGGGTGGTATCACATTAGATGTTGCCAGCTCCAAGGTTGCCAATGAGTATGTAGGAGCTGAAAACTTTTACACACCAACGGATGATGGGTTGAATGCACAGCAGTGGTACGGTAAGGCTTACTTGTTTCCCCCTGCGGGCATGTACTTTTGGGATAAAAAGAATGGACGCTGGAAAAAAACAAGGGCTTCTGCAGTGTCGTTGACATCTTCCCATGCCGTGTGGTTTCGGCGTATGTACCATGCATGGATTTCAGGTGAGATAGAGCAGGGCCTGTATTTCAGCAACTGTCCTGACATGATTCGTTACGAGCCTAAAATCTTTAGTTTTCCGATGTGCATCTTGCGTACACGACCAGTGCTGCAGGAGTACGACGGAAAGAAATTTTCGCGTCGCCAGACGTGCACTTCATTTGTTGTCTATCTGCCTCCCACCGATTTAACGGATGATGCTACCCAGCGCTTCAAAAACATCTATGAAGAACGTGGGCATATTCTTATCTGATCTCTGTATACTGAAGGACGATTACAGGGATTTATGAGCGTCCTGGCCGATTGGGAAATCAAAAAACTTGCTGAAGAAGAGGAGATGATCGCTCCTTTTGTTGATCACTTGGTCAGCAAGGAAGATGGCCGCAAGCTCCTAAGCTATGGCCTCAGCTCATACGGCTATGACATTCGGCTATCCCCTTCCCAATGCCTGATTTTTGGCAAGGTACAAGCTGGGGATTGCGATCCAAAGAACTTTGATCCTGACATTCTGAAGCCTGCTGATCTACTGGAGGATGAACGCGGGCAATACTTCTTGCTTCCCCCGTACGGATACTGTCTTGGTGTTGCGCAAGAACGCCTGAAGCTTCCCAGAGATGTCACTGTTGTTGCTGTAGGTAAATCAACCTACGCACGTTCAGGAATCCTGGTTAACATTACGCCTGCTGAAAGTGGATGGGAAGGTTACCTGACGTTGGAGATCAGTAACTGCACTGGACTTTTCAACCGCATCTATGCGAATGAAGGGATCACGCAATTATTGTTCTACCGTGGCAACCCCTGTCATACCACGTATCAAGACCGGAAAGGCAAGTATCAAGACCAGCCTAACAACGTGGTCTTTTCTCAGGTTTAACCAAAAGCCTTACCAAATTGTTCTTCAGGTTTACGGGCGTAGCCAACGGAACCGGCACGCCCACCTGAGTCTCCTGCGGTTGCGCTCGTTGGTTCGCGAACTAAAGCACGTTTCTGGTATTCGCCAGCACTACGGGCAGCCCGCATGAATTTGGCGACTCGATTTTGATTGCTGTTGACAGATGCTGCTGAACGCCTATCGCCTGCATCTACTCGACGCAAGTCCGTGTCATAGGCCTGTTCAGGACGCAAGTCTGAGACTTCAGCTCCAGAGGTACCGGAGTTGATCCCTGGGTCGTATGTAGGTCTAAATCTGTTGGCCATATTAACATTGTAGGAGAAGTGAATCAATTAATCCCGTGATGCATTCCGCCGCAAGCTTCCTTGACGCATTTGTGCAGGATGAAGTCAAATGTCGTTGTCTTGATGAAGAAACATTTGGTGCACCCCTGGACAACACAGAGAACGATGTTCCGCTGTACGACCAGTACAACCGAGGCTTAGTCCTAGGCGAGCAAGGTCTTGAGCGCACCAACCTGGCCCTGGAAGGCGGCGAAAAACGCCCTGGCCTTACTGGTTACATCCCAAGTGCTGAAGAAGGTTTTGAAATGGGTGCAAACCCAAAACCTAAGGCGTTAATTCTGGATCTTGGTGAGCCAGGGGAAGACGAGCTGATGTTATCTGCAAAACGTCGCGGACTCCGCCGTTAATCCTTTTGGCAATCAAGCTGGCCAGGCCAAGTAGAATTGCTCTTGGCGGCATTTTCGGACTTGGTCAGTATTTGTAAATTTGTTTCGACATGCAATCCACATAAATACTTGCTTTGCAGTGGATAGATGTGGTCGACTTCGTGCTTAACCCCTGTCTGTTGTGTTAATTTATTACATTTTTCGTAAATTTTTTTGATAGCATTTTCATCGGCCCACAAGGGAATTGCTTCTTTTTGTATCGCTCGTCTTTTTGAGTTTAAATTATTTACATGAGCTTTATTTGTTTTCTTCCATTTTTGTAAGTTTTGTTTTGCCCGCTCAAGATTTTTTTCTCGCCATTGTCTGCTAGCCTCTCGACGCTCCTCTAGGTTCTTTTTTCGATATTGTCTACAATATTCTTTATTGCATTCCAGGCATCTCTTTTGTGCCACTGGATACCAATGGAGACCTTTTCGGCACTGCTTAAATTCTGCTAGCATTTCTCTGTAACCGTTGAGTGGTTGCCGTGGGTAGAGAGCGCCAACTCTGCTACCCTTAAATTGTAACAAAAATTTTAAAACATGACGACGGAATCACGAGGTGCTACAAGCAGGAACGAATGGTTTGCTCCCTTGGAAGAAATTAGTGACTGCCCCGGAGGAGTCTGCCCGGTGCCCTGGGTAGTCAAAGAAGAAGCTCCTGTTGTTCTTCCAGATGTAGTAAACCATCCCCCACATTACACAGATGGTGGCGGTATCGAATGTATTGAGGCAATTGAATCGGCCCTGACCAACGAAGAGTATCGTGGATACCTAAAAGGAAATATTCAGAAATACTGCTGGCGTGAACGACATAAAGGCGGTACAGAATCACTGAAGAAAGCCCAGTGGTATCTTGATCGTCTTATACAGTTAGATGAAGCTCAAAAGGGTTGCAAGTAATCCTCGTCATCTTCTTCAAGCTCGCTGTCGTCCATGCAAGCGGCGGCGAGTTCAGCCAATTCTAAATCTGTCGGAGCATCCCAATCCAGTTCAATATTTTCGCTTGCCATTAAATCTTTAATGGCACACCACTCCATCATGCGTTGGTGATAAAGGCTAAGCAGGGCGTAACGTAGTTCATCCCAAGTCATCTCTTGAGATTGAAGCTCTGCTTTACGCATGGAAAACTGGAGTTCCAGGGGGAGTTCAAATTCCCGTGGCTCAACTGAACGCTCCATTCCGCTCTGCATTTGCTCGTTGCAATTATTCTAATCCTAGCTAGTGAATAGCAAGTCAAGTTCCTGATCCAGGAAATCGTCCCACTTGTTTTCGTTAACACGAAAAGCGTTGGCAAACTCTGACAGGATATAAGGGCTGATGCGTTCTTCCAGTTCACGAACTGCACGTACTTCGTGGGGAGCAGCGCTGTAATTACGGAAAGCAGTCAACAAAATTTCAGTGGATGACCAAGGATTGGCATCAATCTCTTGCAGGAAAAGGTTGATCTCTTCCCTGCGGCGGTCCAGGAGGCCACCTATGACGTTATGGTCTTCATCAAAGATCCAGTGCCCTATCTCTTGTGTGGCACCACAGAAGTCCTCAGCTTCGATGCGGTCAATTACGTGGCTGTACAGAAAAGGATCCCAGCCAACAGAGTGGATAAATGAGATTAAGGCCTGACGCATACTGTTGTCCAGGCCAAGGTTGAGCTTAGCTAGCTGGTTGTCAATGACATTGATCTCGTGGAAGAGATACTCCAGTGCTTTCTCACGCGTGCAGCATTGGCCACGCTTGACGGGAGAACCATCGGGATAGAACTGAGTTCCAAACCCGATGGTATAGGGCTCTCCACCTGTTACCGGATCTGGGTATGCTCTTTCGCTATACCCTTCGTATTTGCGGATTAAATTAACCGCATGCGAAAGATCCGACATAGGAGTACAACAAGTACTCCTAATATACATAAATTTTACTTACCTTGGCCCCTTAGTTTTTTCTTGCCTCGGCGTTGAGGACGACTGTTCTGACCTTGACCGATGGAAGTGGTCTTGGGTTTGCCTTCAATGTGAAGTGTGTTGGACTTGGGTTTTGCCATGCTGGTAACGAAGCAGCAAACAGATCCTACCAGGCTTTACATGACCAATACCCAGCCGTAAGCTTGCTTTTAGGTTCGTCACAATTGTGACGGGCGCGGAAGTTCTTGCGTCGTTCTGGGTTATCTCGTTTGATTTCCATATTGGCATCACCAAAACGGACAATTTTTTCCTGGCCGTTTTCGCAAGCTTTCACAACAGACTTTTTGCCGCCTTGTACGTCCCGCCTGGGCTTGTTGCAAGGCATTGAATCTTTGGCAATCTTTGCGGCCTTGGCTGCTTTTTTGCGTTTATCTGACATTGTTATTAACCAAAGAAGGAGCCAAAGCTGCCAAGGAAATCTTGGGCAGACGGAGATTTGCTAACTGTTGTCTTGCTAGTTCCCATTTTAAAGTAGGAAGGCGCACCTTCATCTTCTTCGTTGGTAAAAATATTGAAGTAGCTCGACTTTGTGGGTAGAGTTGTTTTTTGTGCGCTACTGTCTTGGAACAAACTATCAATTGACGCCATGGCAGAGAAGGGGTCTGACATGTTTGGAAGGTTGAAGCCAAGCATCTCTGCAGCGCTACCTGGCTTTTTAGTTGTGCTTTTAGCGGCATAAAGATTTTTATCTTCATCTGTTGCATCTGGAAAAAAATCGGTGTAAAACTCTTTTTCAGTGCCAGCGTAACCAGATTTTTTAAACAGATTAAACAGGGCTGTGCCCCCTTCTGGAGCCTTTAGTTCCTCGTCTGTATCTCTTTGTATGTAACCAAAGCCTAGGATCTCTTGTGTTGGTTTGACCTCTTCTTCGTTTAATTGTTTTATCCTCTCACGGATTTCAATTGCTGGATCTGTGCGCAGCAGACCAAGCAACGCTTCTTTAACTGTTTCTTCCGGATCTGTTTTTTCATTGTACCCAAGTCCTCTTAAGCGGTTTTTCAAGTCGCTTGGTAATGCTTGTATATTTAATTTTTCTACAAACTCATTTGCTTTTTGTTCTGAGCTTACAAAATCAACAAAGACAGCATCAGGTGAGTACAGAGCTTTCTGCGCTTGCAGGGCTTCCGCTAAATCTGTTTGTATGTAATTGGAAAGATCTCGACTTGTATACGTGTCAGCAACTGGATCATATCCTTTGTCCTTGCCTAAGACCTCATAATGCAACCTGGCAAAATCATTTTCGTTATCTAAGTCAACTCCATATTGATAAGCGAGGGAAGCCCATGTCATTCCATCCTTTACGACTTCATCTGACTTTCGGTTTTCCCAGGCTTTTTGGATGGCGTCTTTTTGTTGTGCGTAAAGATCTGCTTTGTCTGCTTTATCGGTACCTGAAATTAAGTCGGGGGAGCGATAAAAGACAGGATCAAATTCTCTTGTAACGCCTTTAGTCTTGAGATCGTTGAGATAGGCTTCAGCTTTCTTGGCCGCATAGTCTTTAAGGGCACTAGATACGGTTTGCGTCTGCAGAATATTTTCATCTTCTGCAGCTACGTCCATATAGCTAATGAATTCAGCAATGGACTTAGACGCATCAAAACGCGGAGCCAGGTAATCTGTTATGAAATTCTTAGCAAATTCTTTTTCGACTGAATAAATATTCTTGGCATCCGTGGGATCGGTAACTTCTTTTAATTCTTCGTAACGTTTAGAGAGGGTTTCGTCAAACCATTTCTGCCAATTGTATTGAACGGATGACTGAATGCCAAGAGCTTTTTCAAGACCTTTAGATAAACCTTTCTCTACCTCTTCTCCTTTGCCAAAAGCAAGAAATCCTCCGGCTCCAATGTCCCCAAGGATTGAGTTTTTAATGTCCTCTTTAAAGCTTGTGGCACTGGGCAAGCCCATGCCCTGAAGCAATGTATAAGACTGCTCTTTTTTCAGTGCATTCTGATATTCCTTTAGTGTTTGTTTTAGGGCATCAGTTCTTAGCGCTCCAAAAGTACGTTCTCCTACAAGATTAATGTACTTTTGCGAGGCAAGGTTAACAATAGATTCACCACCTCCCGCAGGAATTCCTAGCAAGGATTCCCGTAAAATCTGATGTTCTCTATCTGTTAAGGGACGTGTCTGCTCTGTATAAGGTGTAAATTTTTTTGGTTGAATAGGGCCTTGGAATTGCTGCTGAGGCAATCCGGATGTATCTAAATAAGCAGCCTCAAGAGAATTTACGTTTTCTCCTGAGAACAAAGGCTTTAAAGAGGAGCGCTGCGAAAAACTAGAGTTGCTCATTTTTATCTGTGTAATCTTGCAAGTGTATCAAATTAGAACCATTTAGCTCGGTCCAGGCTTGTATTTTAGCTAGTCTTTGTTCGTCAAAATAACTTTGCTGTTTGTACCACGTTTCCATTTTGGAAGAAGCTTTATTTGAGTTACATTTACAGCAGGCAGGTACCAGGTTATTTCGATTAGAACAACCAGATTTAAATCTAGGGACAATGTGATCCAAGCTAGTGGCTATTTCTCCGCAATAAGCGCATTTGTTATCCCAGGCTTGATAAATACTTTCTCTAAAACGTTTTTTGGCAAGTTTTGGTGTAATTTCAACTAGCAGGGCAAGGGGCTCGTGCTGGTTGCAAAACATGCTCTTCAATTGCCGTTAATTCATTTTAAGTTGTCCACACTGTTACAGCCTTGGACATAAAGATAAAATTTCAATTAAGACCCTTGACTTCAAAGGGATCCTGTGTAAGGTAAGAGAGTTGCTACTACTGCCTTCATGGCCTCGCATCCTGGTTGGGTCTCTGCCCAAAAGATCGAAGAACTTCTTGGTATTGACCGCAAGACGCTCTTCAAATTCCGCGATGACGGAACCTTGAAGCTCGGTCCACACTATGCAGCATTTCCGGAGACCCGTTCCAGGGATAGCTACCGTTGGAATGTGGCTGCAGTACGCAAACAGCTCACGAAAGCTGGTATGATGCCAGTGGCCGCCTAGGGGACGGCCTGGGGATACAGAAGCGGTCCTGTCACTGATGGGGCCGTTTTTTATGGCTTGTATGGCCTACCATCTTTATCGAACATCGTAAAGCCTTGCATCAAGATAAACTCTGGTGGAACATTAAATAGCTTCTGCATCATCGGCATCATCATCACGGACTGACAGTTGTAAGGGGGGACATCCATCTGCGCCAGGGAAAAGTTATTCAGCAGAGATGATTTAATTGATTGCTGTTCGCTTTCAGTTTGATCAACAAGGCGTTGCTCCCATGCTGTCATGCTTTCTCTTCCGACAGGGAAATCAGAAGGCTCTGGTGGAAATGTGTTGTCTGCAAACTTAAGTGCGTAGATATGCTTGCAGTAACGCATTTCATCCAGCAAGGGTTCCCAGTTGTCTGTCAACGAGATGATCTCACCTTGCTCAGCAGTGTAATCATTGTATCCAGGCAAGCCTTCTGCCCTGGCACCTGTTATGCCTGGATTCACGGTACTCCTGATATAAGTTGCACCAAAATCAGCGTAGATTCCTGGGTTATCTCGTGTGGCTTTATTGTTGACGACACTGTCAGCAACATTGTATGGAAGCTGGAAACCAGAAGGTGCATAAACTTCCATTTGACGATTGACATTGCCAGGTGTCATGGCACTGTTGTCAATCTCCCCACCTCTCCTCACTAACTCAAAACGTCCTGGTTTAACAGAAGATGCGCCGCTCCTTGGGAAGCGCGTCTTAATGCTCTTCGTGATATCACGCATAAATGCGTAATCACGGTGCGTAAAGTCCTGGCAAGAACAACAAAAACGTGCGCCTGTAATGATGTATCGACCAGGCGTAAAGCCAATAGGGGACGGAGTTAAATACTCTTGATCAGGTGTAACCTGCACGGACCCGGCCTTGCGTAAGGTAAGGATGCCCGTTGTTGGGTTTGTGGCTGTCAGTACAGCCTGTACATATCCATACCGTTTTTGTGTTGTAGGGTCAATCGTGTCCTTGTCAATAATTTGACCGCCTGGAGTAATGACGCGATCTTCGATAATTTCACTGTTCAGTGGAGTGAGACCACCTGGTACTCCTGGAACAGCAACATAAAAAGGTGGTGGAAGCGGGTTGGCTGCACTCCAAGATCCCGCAAGCTTTACATACCAATTCTCAGTATCTTCTGTAACAGACTCAATGTAAAGACCACTTGTGGTGACGGGATCGACAAGGCGATCACTACGCATGGATCCGGCATAACGCCAGCCAGCCCAGTGCATTCCCATCTCTTTATTCTTGGTCGGAAACCCTACAAATGCCCCCGAAATAATAGGTGCAGGATTTGCAACAGAACTTGGTGTACCTGATGGAACGGGAATCTGGTATTGGAAAGGATATTCGTAACTGTTGTCAAAGAAAGTAGCTGTGGCCAATTCGTACCCACGGCGCCATCTGGACCAGGCTGACTCCCTGTTTGCTGCATAAATAGAGTCTGGTACTGAGCCACGAGAAAACTCAGTCGTAATCGGCTTTATCCCATTGGGAGCGCTGACCGTCGACTGAGTGAAGTTACCAAAAGAGCTTCCACTCTTTTTGGCCATGATTAGAAGAAACCGCCTTGAGCGACAATGTGTGCGCCAGGGGTGTAACCAGAAATATTAGGGCCATCTGGGAATACACCAACGTAAATACGGTCGCCTCGTTCCAGGTAAATGCCCTTGTTGCGCAGTGGAGCTGTAGATCCTAAACCAGTAGTATTACCTGCTTGTGCCACTGGAGCTGCCAGTTGAGGCATCAGGTCGGAGCAATCGACTGTACCACTGTTGGCGGGCAGGGTCTTTGCGAACAACACACGGTAGTCACCTGACGCAGGGACAGGTACCGTTGTTCCACGGGTGTGATAGAACACGAAGGTAACAGCAGGCTGATAGCCGTAAGCAACGCCGTTGTACGTAAAGCCACTCGATGTACCGCCTGAGTAGTGCAGGGCAGTATTGACGCCTGTCAGTGTCGTTGCACCGGTATATGTGTAGTAACCAACGCCACTGGCCGGGGTGGTTGCAGTAATAACACCTGTGGTTGTTACGTGAACAATTTGTCCGCTAACCAGGGAAATTACGGTGCCTGACGTAGAGGCATTGATGGTGTAGTCAGGTGAACGATAGAAGTCGTTGCGACTGATAGAAATCGAATCAACAACGCCACCATTGTTGTTGTCTTCCTGGATAGCGGCATCCATGTCGACCAGAATCGACGGTGCTTGCCCACCTTGAACAAAGAGGGTGTTAGCAGTAGAGCTGCCAACCGTCTGCGTGGTTACTCGAACCGAATCGAATAACGGACGATCAATTAACAGCGGTTGCTTGTTCGTTGCTGATGACGACAATGTTCTACTTCCTACTTGTTTACATTATAAAGCTTGTTTCCAATCAAGCGTATGGATTAAGGTAGCTTGACAGAAAATCAAGGGGGCCTGCCATGGTTTGAGGAGAGAGTAGTTGCCCCATCAACTCCTGTTTCAAGAGATCTTTCATGGACACTTCCTTGGTGTTGCTGCCGGACATTGCCGCCATAAAACCTTTCAGGAAGCCATTGCTAGACATGTCTTGTTGCTGACCTTGCGAGGCTTGGTCAGTGGTCTGAAGAGGTTTTAAGCCCTGGCTATAGACTTCTTGTAATTTTTGGTATGGCTTAACAGGTTGTCCGTAATAACTTTTGCCTTCTTTGGTAGGTAATGATGCCCACTCTGGCGCCAACGCAGCAACAAAGTCTGGTGTCAAGCCTTGTTTCTGTAAGTAAGACAGACCGCCAAGACCCATTGTACGAGAACGAGCCAGGTCAAGTGCTGCAATATCTTGTTCAACAGGACCAAAAGATGTAAGACCTAATCTTTTCTGCGCGGCGTTCCAGGTGGGTGTGAGGAATTGATAGGCCCCTGCAGCGGTGCTACGGCCTTTCATTACGACATCTGGATGGCGTTTCAGATCTGGCGCTAAAGAGCCACCAAACATGACTCGATAGGAATCTGGCCCACCACGTTCCGTGCCTTCTGCAAAACGAATGGTTCGCAGCAAGGCTTGTCCTTCTGGCGTCTGTCTAAATTGTTCGTAGAATTTACGATCTGCCATCGGACTATTCTCCTACCCAATTTGAGCTTGCCTTGAGACCAGGAATAAAGACTGTTTGTACTGCAACAACCAGGCTTAGCTTGGCGGCAAGGCGCTTAACAAAATTGGGACAAAGGATCATTGGTTTAAAGCAACAACACTGGCCCCCGTGAATCAAAAGATTCGTGTCCAGTTGGATTGGGCTTACATGCAACGCAATGCCAATGAATCAAGATTTTACTTCATTAAGTAAAGCTTGAAATTTCTTACGCATTTCAGGGTCTACATCAAGACCTTGTGAACCATATGTTGCGGAAGGTCCGATGGATTGTACGGCAGGTAAACCTTGGGGGGTATTGACGCCAGGAGGAGGCGTAAAGATCATCTGCTGTGGCAACTGATAGCCAAGACCTTGAGAAGCCGCTTGCCCTGCCATGGCTCCTTGAATGGCGTCATAACCGGATTGACCAGGCTTGACTTTGGCTGCAAGAGTTGGATTTGCTTTTGCCCACATCTGCATCCCAATATCTTCTGCAGACTGCACTTGTTCTGCTGTTGCGCCAGGTGCTACGGCTTTCAGACGAGCGGCCTCATAACGCTGAAGCTCCGGGTCTTGAGCAGTTAACTGAGCAACACGAGAAGTTTCTGCGGCCTGGGCACGTTCTGCTGGTGTGCCGCCAATAGGACGAAAACCAGTAACTGAATAGCCTGCGTTACCACCGCCGCCACCGCCTCCTCCTCCGCCAGGGCGTACTTTAGCTGGATAAAGAAGACGTCCAC